AGAGAAGTTGCTGTTACATTACCTAGAATGGGATTTGAGATTACAGGTCTACAGTATGACGCCACTAGAAAATTAAATAAAATGCAAAAGACTATCAGAGTAAAATCTGGTGAAGATGGTAAGGTGCAAAACTATAATTATGCACCGGTGCCATACAATATTAGTTTTAATTTATATTCTTTTACTGCTACTGCTGAGAATGGCCTACAAATTATAGAACAAATTTTACCATATTTTCAACCAGAATACACAGTTACAATGAATGTTATTCCTGAGTTAGATATCAAAAGAGATATCCCAATTATTTTAAATAGTGTGAACTATGAAGATACATATAATGGAGAGTTTACACAAAGAAGAGCTGTAATTTACACATTAAGTTTTACAGCAAAAACATATCTATACGGACCAATGAGTAAACAAGGTGTTATTAAATCAGTACAATCAGACCTTGGTTCAGATACGGATAGTCCTTTAACAAGAGAAGAAAGAATTGTAATTACGCCTAATCCTACAACTGCTGACGCAGATGATGATTTTGGTTTTACAACAACAATATCAAGTTTCAATGATGGTAAACGATATAACCCTACGAGTGGAAGTGATACATAATGAGTAAGTTAGAAGATAATGTAAATGAAATTTTAGGTATAGAAAAGAAAGAAGAAAAGTTTTCTATGACTGAGTTTGAACAACCAGCACCTGTACCTAGAAAGATAGATGAAAGTAAAGATGACATTGATAATGATTATGTAAATAGTAGAGATAACTATTACAATCTTATTGATAAAGGTAATGAAGCTATTGAAGGTATACTAGAGATTGCAAAAGAAGGACAACACCCTAGAGCTTATGAGGTTGCAGGTCAGTTGATTACTACAGTTGCAGGAACAGTAGATAAGTTACAAGACTTACAAAAAAAATTAAAAGACTTAAAAGAATTACCTAAGACAGCAAATACAAATATTAAAAATGCTTTGTTTGTAGGTTCTACCAATGAACTACAAAAAATGTTAAATAGGAAAGATGATGAAGTTATTGAAGGCACAACAACAAACACCGAACAAGATAATTCTTGAAATAGATAAGATACATTATATCAAATCAATGACACCGTTACCAGAGTTATTAAACGGTGAAGCATTACAAAACCCTATAGAAGTTAGAAAGTATAGTGTATCAGAAACACCTAGAAAAGGTGTGGGTGGTAAAACTTATGCAGAAAAAGAATATTCAGTTTTCAGAGGCAGTCAAAGAGTACAGGCAGCCATTAGAATGGGTTACACCCATATTGAAGGAGTTATATTAGATGAGTGACGCTTATTTAGGAAATCCGAATCTCAAAAAGGTTAACACACCTGTTGAGTTTACTAAAGAACAAATTTTAGAATATCAAAAGTGTGCTGGTGACCCTATCTATTTTATGACCAACTACATTCGTATTGTGTCATTAGATGAGGGACTAGTGCCTTTTAAAATGTATGACTTTCAAAAACATATCGTAAGGACAATCCATGACAACCGTTTCACAATTTGCAAACTACCTAGGCAGTCGGGTAAATCTACCACTACTGTATCATATCTATTACATTATGCCTTATTTAATCCTAACTCTAATATTGCTATTCTAGCAAACAAATCATCTACTGCTAGAGATATCTTAGGTAGAGTGCAACTTGCTTATGAAAATCTACCAAAGTGGATGCAACAAGGAGTTATTAACTGGAACAAAGGTAACATTGAATTAGAAAACAAGTCGGTCATTGTGGCGGCTGCAACATCTTCAAGTGCCATTCGAGGTGGTTCTTATAACATTATTTTCCTTGATGAGTTTGCTTTCGTACCTGCTAATATTGCCGAGCAATTCTTTAGTGCTGTATATCCTACAATTTCATCTGGACAAAAAACAAAAATGATTATCGTATCTACTCCATACGGTATGAATCAGTTTTATAAATTATGGACAGACGCAGAGAATAAAAGAAATGACTATGTACCAATTGAAGTGCATTGGTCGGAGGTGCCAGGTAGAGATGAAGCCTGGAAAGAAGCAACAATAAGAAACACCTCACCTGAGCAGTTTCAACAAGAGTTTGAATGTGAATTTTTAGGTTCTGTAAACACACTTATTAATCCTTCTAAAATTAAAACACTTGCATACATGGACCCTATTCAGTCAAATGCTGGATTAGATGTATATGAAGACCCTAAGAAAGGTAATACATATGTTTGTACAGTTGATGTCGCCAGAGGGGTATCAAAAGATTATTCAGCATTTATAATATTAGATGTGACACAAATGCCATTTAGAATTGTTGCAAAGTTTCGTAACAATGAAATTAGACCATTACTATTTCCACATACAATTGACCAGGTGTGTAAAGCATTTAATCATGCACATGTATTGGTAGAAACAAACGATTTAGGTCAACAGATTGCAGAAGCTCTACAGTTTGAATTAGAGTATGATAATTTGTTGATGACAACACAAAGAGGAAGAGCGGGTCAGATTTTGGGAGCTGGCTTTAGTGGTAGAGGTTCGGGATTTGGTGTTAAGATGACTAAACAAATTAAAAAAATTGGTTGTGCTAACATCAAAACCCTTATCGAAAGTGATAAGGTAATAATACAAGACTTCAATATTATCGAAGAAATGTCTACTTTTATTAGAAAAGGTCAAAGTTGGCAAGCAGATGATGGTGCTAATGATGACTTAATGATGTGTTTAGTTATATTTGGTTGGTTATCTAATCAACCTTTCTTTAAAGAGATGACAGATACTAACGCAAGACAAATGTTATATGATGAACAAGAACATTTAATTGAACAGGATATGGCACCTTTTGGCTTTGTAGATGACGGAACACCAGACCATGAGAAATCGGAAGTAGATGAATATGGTACAGTATGGCATCCAGTTGTACATAAGGGTAGTTAGTCAAGTTTTTACTTATTATAAATATCAGTAAGGTTGACATTTTGATATGGGCATAAGAAAACTTATGAGTATTGAATATTTTAAAAGATTAATCTAATTAAAGGAGAGACCTAAATGGCATTTCAAGTATCACCAGGTGTTCTCGTACAGGAAAAAGACCTTACTAGAATTATACCAGCTGTTTCGACTTCTATTGGCGCTGTTGCTTTTCAAGCAACAAAAGGACCTTTAGACGAAGTAGTTAGTATTTCTAGCGAACAAGAATTAGTAAGTACATTCGGTAAACCTAACTCAACTACATTTGAGGGATTTTTTACCGCTGCTAACTTTCTAGCATATTCGAATTCGTTAAGAGTTGTCCGTGTACAGAATACATCTGTATCAAATGCTACCGAAAGCGGTAGTGCATTTGTAATAAAAAATACGACTGATTACCAAGACAATTACGCTGATGGTTCTGCTTCTGTAGGATTATGGGCAGCAAGAACAGCCGGTGCATGGGGAAACAATCTACAGATTGCTACTTGTCCATCTGCTACTGCTTATGAAGAACTAGCAAAAACAACTGTTGCTGACGCCGCTATGGCTGTTGGTGATACTGTTGTTACTGTTACTTCAGCTACAGGCATTACAGCAGGCGACATTGTTAACTTCGGTGACAACTACGAATATAGAGTTGTTAGTATATCAACTAACGATTTAAGTATTGTAAGAAAAGACGAACCACAATATTTCGGAACTTCCGATTCTTCAGGTTTACATGCAGTACCAACTAATGGTGCAAATGTAAGAAGAAGATGGAAACATTACGATTTATTTGACAAAGCACCAGGTACATCACCATATGCATTAGCAAACGGTGGAGTAAATGATGAACTGCATATTGCAGTAATTGACGAAGATGGTGGAATTTCAGGAATCAAGGGCGAAGTTTTAGAAACTTTTGGTGGACTATCAAAAGCTTCTGACGCAAAAACAGCTCAAGGTGGAATAAACTACTATCCAGATGTTATTTACAATTCATCAAACTACATCTATTGGATGGACCATAATGCTTCAGGTTCAAACTGGGGTAACACAGCCTCAGGAACTACATTTACAGCTGTTACAACTATAAGTGATGTTTCACTACAAAGTGGTGCTGACGGTTCAGTAGCTACAGTAGGTCAGAAACTAACTGCTTACGAAAAGTTTGCAGACGCTGATACAGTTGATGTTGGTCTAATCATGGCCGCTGACGGTGACGCTACACATATCGACAACTTAATTACGATTGCTGAAAATAGAAAAGACGCAGTTGTATTCGCTTCTCCAGAAAGAAGTGATGTTGTAGGTATATCAAACGCAAACACACAAAAAGATAATGTTGTAGGATTCTTTAATGGAATTCGTTCATCATCTTATGTATTGTTTGATAGTGGTTACAAATACTGTTACGACAGATATAATGATGTTTACAGATATGTACCTTTAAACGGTGATATTGCAGGTTTAAGTGCTAGAACTGACCTTGTTGCAGACGCCTGGTATTCACCAGCGGGTCTTAACAGAGGTATTGTTAGAGGCGCAGTAAAACTTGCTTTCAATCCACAAAAATCTCATAGAGATGAATTATACAGAGCTAGAGTAAATCCTGTGGCAACATTCCCAGGACAAGGAACTGTATTATTCGGAGATAAAACTGGATTATCAGCACCTTCAGCATTTGATAGAATAAATGTTCGAAGACTGTTTATCGTTTTAGAGAAGGCAATTGCGACTGCTTCTAAATTCCAACTTTTTGAATTCAATGATGAATTTACAAGAGCGAACTTTAGAAACATTGTAGAGCCTTTCCTAAGAGAAGTACAAGGTAGACGAGGTATCACAGACTTTTTAGTAGTGTGTGATGAAACTAATAACACAGGTGAAGTAATTGATAGAAATGAATTCATAGCAGAGATTTTTGTAAAACCTGCTAGAAGCATTAACTTCATTACTTTACAATTTATCGCAACCAGAACTGGTGTCAGTTTTGATGAAGTTGCAGGTTAAGGAAGAGGAGAAATAAAAAATGGCAAACATTAATGACTTCAAAGCCAAACTTGCAGGTGGTGGCGCTAGAGCCAATCAGTTTAAGGTTACAATGCCTTTCCCTGGTTACGCACAAGTTGGTGGCGAAATAGAAGAGTTAGCATTCTTATGTAAAACTACTCAGTTACCTGCAATGACAATTCCGTCATTTACGGTACCTTTCAGGGGTAGACAGATTAAGATTGCTGGCGATAGAACATATGCTGAT